ACGGACTCCCTCATGGCTGTCGATGGTTCAAGCAGCCTAGCAGGATATTGCGAAAATCGCAATATCTAAGTGAAGGATTGTGCGATGCGGTGAGCGCCGCCTCGGCGCCTCAATACATGTCGGTGTTCTTCAGCACGAGGTGCAGGTTGCGGATCTTGGAGCGGGCGAGGCGGAAGGTGCGCTCCTTCGGCCGGAATTCGAACAGCTCGACGAATTCCGGGGTCAATCGGACGATGCGCTTGATGAAGGCGCGGGCCGGCGCGCCGTCGCTGTCCGGGAGCAGCTCGACCACGGCATCGCGCCCGGGGAAGGGCTTGCGCGCCGCATCGACGAACAGCAGGTCGCCGTGCGTATGTGCGGGCTCCATGGAATCGCCGTCCACATAGATGCAATAGATCCGCGCCTTGCCGGCGAGGCCCGGCGGGCGGTCGACATAGTCGATCGGCTCGCCGTTGTTCAGCTCGAAGACGCCGTCGGGGCCGGCCTGGCCGCTGCCGAGCAGGGGGATCTTGTTCAGCCGGTCGGGGCGCGGCGGCAGCGGCGCCACGCGCAGGTTGGGGGGCGGCAGGCGATCCTCCGCAAGCCCGGCTGCAAAATTGGCGTCGCCGCCATCGAGGCCGCGGAAGAAAGTCTCGATCCGCGCATTCTCGTCGAGCTGCAGGCGGCGGCGTCCCGCCAGCACCTTGTTGAGCTTGTCGACCTCGATCCCGGCCGCCTGTGCGAGGCGGGTCTGGGTCACGCGGTGGCGCTCCAGCGCCGTTTTGATCTCGATCGGTGTCATGGCCGCAGTTTGCGAATCGCGCAAACCCCCGTCTATTGCGATTTAAGCGAATATCGCTTGACACTATATGCGATAATCGCTAAAAGCAAGCCATGTTCACGGTCGAACGCAAATCCTCTCCCGCCGCTGCATTCCCTCCCTCGGCGGCGGGACCCGCGGCCGGCACCGCCTCGGTCCCCTACGAGGCTGACTGGGTGCCGGCCGCAACTTTCTTTGCAGCCATCAACCCCGACGCACCGGCCGTCCGGCAATGGGCGATCGAGCCCGGGCAGTGTCGATGGGTCGTCGCCGACGAGGACAAGGGCGCGGAGGCGCTGATGTGCGGTGCCGCTACGGCGTCGCGCCGGTCCTTCTGCGCCGAGCATGCGGCGATGGTCTACCTGCCGCGCGCCGTGGAAGAGGGCGCCGAAGCCGAACACCAGACACAAGAACCAGCAGCAGAGGAGGCGAAATGAGTCGGGGCAAAGCTGATAGCAGGGCTGAGCGAACGCGGCGGGCGATCATCAAGCTGCTGAAGCGCGGGCCGGCGCTCACCGCCGATGCCCTGGCGGCGCGGCTCGGTCTGTCGATCCTCTATGTCCGGCCGCGGGTTTCGGAACTGGTGAAGCAGGCGCGGATCGTGGCGAGCGGCAACCGCGGACTCAACGCCACCGGCAGGATGGCCAACAAATGGCGGGTGGCCTAGATGCGCCGCGCCGCATCGCCTTCGGCCGCGCGCCCGCTCGAACCGATGCCGCCGCGCTTCCGCGCCCGGCGTTTCACCGATGCCGGCGGCGCGCGGCGCTTCGGCATCAGCGTCGCCTTCAACGGCAACCGCTTCAGCGGCTCGGTGCCGGTGCACGGCGATGAGCGTACCGATGCCGCCGGCGTCGCCCAGCTGTTGGAATCGCTGGCCGTCTGCGTCCGGCGCGGGTGAGGTGGTCATGGGCGTAACGAACAGACCGAGCGGTGCCGAGATCATCATCGACGGGGATTTCGAGCTGCGCGCGCGGGCCTGCGCGGCGGCGGGGGAAGTGTTCGAAGAACTGCTGACGCTTTGCCGCAACGCGAAATCGGAATCGGTGAAGCTGGCGGCGATCAAGGAAATGCTCGACCGCGGCTTCGGGCGTGTGGGGCCGGCCGACCGGGCCGGCGGCGTGATCGCCCATGTGCTGGTGGACGACGGCTATCAAGACGACCATGACGCCTAGGGTCTCGACCGGGCATGTGCCGCGGCCGCAGCAGCGGCTGCTGCATGCGGCGCCGGGCCGCTTCAAAGTGCTGGTGACGCATCGCCGCTTCGGCAAGACCGTCTTCGCCGTCAACGAGCTCATCTCCGGCGCCAAGGACTGCGGGCTGCGCGAGCCGCGCTTCGCCTACCTGGCGCCGTACTTCATCCAGGCGAAGGACGTCGCCTGGTCCTATCTGAAACACTACACCGCGAAGATCCCGGACATCGCGGTCAACGAGTCCGAACTCTGGGTCGAACTGCCGCCGCGGGCCGAGCACGGCAGCGCCGCCGCCGGCGCGCGCATCCGGCTCTACGGCGCAGACAATGCCGATCGCCTGCGCGGCCTCTATTTCGACGGCGTGGTGCTGGACGAGTATGCGCAAATGCACCCGCGCGTCTGGTCGGAGGTGGTGCGGCCGGCGCTGGCCGACCGGGAGGGCTGGGCGCTGTTCATCGGCACGCCGATGGGGCGCAACGGCTTCTGCGATTTGTTCGAGGGTGCGCGCGACGGCTTCGCCGACGATGCGGGCGCCCGCCGCCGCGACCCGGACTGGACGGGCTTCATGTTCAAGGCGAGCGAGACCGGCATCATCCCGGTCGCGGAACTGGAAGCCGCCCGGCGCGCGATGACGCCGGACCAGTATGCGCAGGAGTTCGAATGCTCCTTCGATGCGGCGGTGCCCGGCGCCTACTACGCGCAGATCCTCGCCGAGGCCGAGCGGCTCGGCCGCGTCCGCCCGATCGCCTACGAGCCGGCCCTGCCGGTGCATACCGGCTGGGACCTCGGCATCGGCGACGCCACCAGCGTCTGGTTCGCGCAGGTCGCGCATGGCGAGCCGCGCCTGATCGATTACTACGAGGCGTCGGGCGTCGGGCTGGAGCATTACGTGGCGCAGCTTAGGGCCGGTCACCGTACGCATTGGATCTACGGCCAGCATTTCTTCCCGCATGACCTCAAGGTCAAGGAACTGGGGTCGGGCCTCTCCCGCCTCGACGTGCTGCGCGGCTTCGGCCTCTCGCCGACGGTGTTGCCGCAATCCAGCGTCGACGACGGCATTTCCCAGGCGCGCTTCGTGCTGCGCAAATGCTGGTTCAACACCGAGCGCTGCGGCACCGGCCTCAAGCTGCTGCGGCAATACCGGTCCGAATGGGACGACAGGCGGCAGGTGCTGAAACCGGTGCCGCTGCACGACTTCACCAGCCATTGCGCCGACGCCTTCCGCTATCTCTGCATCGGCCTCGGGCGCCAGCTGATCGATCGCCAAGCTTTGACTGACCCGGCACTCTCTTCAGGTGTACGATCGGCCAGCAGCCGGCCGCGCTTCGCCGCCGGCGCACCGAAGGGAGGAAGACTGCATGGTTGGTAGGAAATGGGTCTTTCTGGCGCTGCTGTTCGCGGCGGCGCCGGCTTGGGGGCAGGACCAGGAGACGATCAACAAAGCGCTCCGCGCTTATCTTGATGCGTATGCCAATTGCATCAAAGAGAACGCGAAGAGGCTGTCAAGCACCTCTGAGTCTGCCGAGGCAGTCGCAGATCGCGCCTTTGCCGCTTGTGCCAACGAACGGCAGGCACTCCTGAAGGCCTCTCAAGAGGAACCCGTCGGGTACTCAGCTGAACAAGCCGCAACCGAGATGCAGCAGGCTGACACCGATCTTCGGCCTCTGGTTCTCGAGACCATAAAACTGGCCCGAGACTAAACGCACACTATTGTGTATCTCGCCCTCTTCAGTTATAATACGCCTATTAAGAGCAAGGAGCAGGGCGATGGGTGTCTCTTCCGGACCCGGGATGCCGGGCAGCAAGGCGGACAAGAATAAGAGCGAGACTGGTCCAAAGGGTTCGCTCTCAGCTGCGCTTGGCGGCGCCTACGGCAAGCCTGGCGAAGACAACATTTCGAAGTCTGAGGCTGCGGGTCCCTCCGGCAAAGTACCCGGCAAGCAGACCGAAAGCGGCAGCGGCTCCAAGCCCGCACCGGAACCGAAGAACCTGCCGCCCGGCGTTACGCCGATGACGGAACCGAAGCCGATGGGGGCCACGCCTTATGTCGAAGGCGCCGATGCCCTCGGCATTGCCGCGCGGTTTCTCGGCGGTATTGGCGGCGCCGTCGCCAGCGCGCTCGGCCTGGCGCTGACGGGTGAGGATCCGACCGAGACGATGCTGGGTGAGAGCCTGGGCCAGCAGGTCGGCTGGTCCGAGGACCCCAGCATGACGCCGGGCCGCGATCGCGCACAGCGCGGCACCCGACCGCGCGAAGCGTTCACGCAGACCGCGAGCAGTTCGGCGAACGCCACCGGGACCGACGATCCGGATAGCGCGGTCGCCGCGCGGGCGGCTGACGACTTCTCCGACGTCACCCTCGCCGATCGGCGCAAGCCGGGGTTAAAGCAGATGCTGGAGACGATGCTGTGAGCGGGCGTCGGCTCGGGATGAGCGATGCGGAGTTCGATCGCGCGATGACTCCCTTCGCGCCGCAGATCGAGCGCGGCTATCGGGCGACACTGGCACTTAACCGCCTGGCGGGTGATGAAGGCTTCCGGCAGCGCTACCTGAGGGGCGATGCCGAGGCGGTGGCGCTTTATGACCAGCTGACCATGCTGAAGGCCGCGGGCACGCAGCCCTATCACGACGCGGTCGGCGCGATGCAGGCCGCCGCGACACCGAACACCAGCGCCGCGGCGCTGGCGCTGATCAACGATCGCGATTTCGTCGCGCGCTACACGGCGGGCGACAGCGCGGCGCGGGCCCAGTGGGACGCGGCCTCGCCGCACAATTCCCTTGGCGACAACACGGCTGTCGCGCAAGCGGCGGAAGGAAGCGACAACGCATGACCGATGTGAAGGTAACACCGGCCTCCCTCGCCGCGCTGGCCGAGGAGGCCGGACGGAAAACTGCGGCCGCGCGCGAAGCCTATGGCAGGCAAAGCCTCGCCGCTGCCGAGGGTGATGCGGAAGCGCGCGAAGCCCTGGTCCAGCTCGAGCAGGACATCGCGTCGCTCGACGCCGAATTGCAGCGCCTCGATGCGGCGCAGCGCGAGGTGGCGGCGCGGGACGAAGCCGAGGCGATCGCTGCCGCTGCTCAGCAGGCGGCGGAGCACGTCGAAGCGGTACGCGAACTGGTCGCCGCGCAGCTCGGGCATGTCGAGCGGCTGGATGCGGCGGTCGCCGCGCTGCGTTCGGCGCTGCTGGCGATGCGCGACGGCAATACCGCGCTCGGCGATGCCCTCGGCGGGGCGGCGCAGCAGAGCATTCACGACTTCAACCTGAAACTGCCGATCATGATCGATACCGCGCTGGCGATCGGCGGCTTCCAGTTCAAGAGCATGCCCTTCGTCGCCCGCGACAACGACGGCTTGCCCGATCTCGCCGCCTGTCGCCTGGCGTCGCTCTATCCGGCGGGCTGGCTGCTCCGGCTCGCCGGCGCCGGCTGACGCCTCTCTCCTTCGTTCGCCACAGATTCATCCTCTCCATCTTTGCAGGAGCTCCGGCATGAGCTTTTTCAAACCGACCCCGCCGCCCAAGGTCGAGCCGCCGCCGACCCGCGATACCGCGGCGGATGCGCTGCAGCAGCAGGAGGACGAGGCCAAGCGGCGGCGGGCCGCGCTGCAGGGCATGGCTTCCACCATGCTGACCGGCGCCGGCGGCGTCGGCGGCGAACTCACCGGTTCCCGCATGATGACCAATGGGACGATGACCAATGGGTGATCCTGAAACCGCATCCGAAGACGCAGGCCTGCCGGAGCCCGAACTTGCCGGCACGCCGATCGGCGACCGCAAGGTGCAACCGGCCGAGCCGCCGATCACCGATCCCGATGTTCCCGAACTTCAAGACCGACGGAGACCGCGGCCATGAGCAAGCTCTACATCTCTGAATACGCCCGCATGACCCAGGCGGCCGGCCCCGGCAATGCCGTGGTGCAGGCGCCGGAAGAACCGCCGATCGCGACCCAGGTGGTGGACTTCACCGCCGGCGTGACGCCCTCGGCTGCGTTCAACGCCAAGACCCGCTTCGTGCGGCTGCACAGCGACGCGGTCTGCTCGCTGCGCTTCGCCGCCAACCCGACGGCAACCGTCAACGATGCGCGGCTCGCCGCCGGGCAGACGGAGCTTCGCGGCATTCCGGCGGACGGCTCCGCCGCCAAGGTCTCGGCAATCGCCAACACCTGATCGCGACCCTCTTCCCCAACATCCCGAGGATCGACAGCGCATGATCGGCACACAAGCCATTGCCACGCACCGGCCCGCGGCACCCGCAGTCGGTGGCCGCGCCAGGATGGACAGCCGCGACATCGCCGGCGAGGTTATCCGCCGCCAGCAGCAGCTGGAGGCCGAGCGGGCGATCTACGAGCCGCTCTGGCAGGAAATCGCGGATTTCATGCTACCGCGGGCCGGCGTGTTCACCTATCAAGGCACGCCGCAGCTGCGGCCGCAGGTCTTCGATTCGACGGCGGTGCTGGCGCTCGATCGCTTCTCCGCCGCCTTCGAGAGCATGCTGACGCCGCGGGCGCAGACCTGGCACATGCTGAAGCCGCTGGACGACGACTTGGCCGACGACATCGAGGTGAAGCGCTGGTGCAGCGAGGTGACGCGGCGCCTGTTCGCCTTCCGCTATTCGCCGCGCTCCAACTTCGCTTCGCAGATCCACGAGGTCTACGGCGCGCTCGGCGCCTTCGGCACCGCCGGCCTCTTCTCCGAGGAAGCGCCGGGGGCGGGCGTCACCTATCGCGCCTGCAATCTCGCCGGCCTTTATGTGGTCGAGGATTTCCAGGGCCGGATCCGCACTGCGCATTACAAGCTGGAGATGACGGCGGAGCAGGCGGCCCAGCGCTTTGGCGCCGACAAACTGCCCGAGCAGATCCGGAGCAAGCTCGAGACCCGCCCCGACGACAAGGCGACCTACCTGCATTGCGTGCGGCCGAACGCGGCGCGGGTGCATGGCGCCAAGGGCCGCAGCGGCATGGCCTATGAATCCTGGTGGATCTGCCAGGATGCGCGGCAGGTGGTGGGGCATGGCGGATTTCGAACCTTCCCCTATGCGGTCTCGCGCTATGTGACGCGGCCGGGCCAGGTCTACGGCGACAGTCCGGGCATGCTGGCGCTGGCCGATTCCAAGATGCTGAACGTGATGGCGCAGACCATGGTGCAGGAGGCGCAGCTCTCGATCGCGCCGCCGCTGCTGGCGCCGAATGACGGCGTGCTTTCGGCGCTGGGCGACGGCGTCTCGCTGCTGCCGGCGGCGATCAACTATGGCGGCGTCGATGACCAGGGCCGGCCGCTGATCCATGCGCTCAACCGCGGCAGCCAGTTCGCACCGGTCAAGGAGGAGATCGCCGAGCGCCGGCAGTCGGTCAACGCCGCCTTCCTGGTGACTTTGTTCCAGATCCTGGTCGAGACGCCGCAGATGACGGCGACGGAAGCATTGCTGCGCGCCCAGGAGAAGGGCGCCTTGCTGGCCCCGACCACCGGGCGGCAGCAGTCGGAGTTGCTGGGGCCGATCGTCGAGCGCGAGATCGACCTGCTGGCGCGGGCCGGTGCCTTGCCGCCGCCGCCGCCGGTGATGCTGGAACGGAACGGCGGCTACAAACTCGAATATGACTCGCCGCTGACCCGCGCGATGAAGGCGGACCAGGGTGTCGGCCTCTTGCGCACCATCGAGGCGCTGGCGCCGCTGGCCGGCGCCGATCCCGCGGTGATGGACGTGTTCAATCCCGACGAGATCGCACCGGGCCTCGCCGAGATCAACGGCGTGCCGGCGAAGTGGATCCGCTCCAAGGATGAGCTCGATGCCTTGCGCCAGGGCCGCGCGCAGGCCCAGCAGGCGGCGCAGGCCGTCGCGGCACTGCCCCAGGTCACCGGCAGCATCAAGGACCTGGCGCAGGCGGAAGCGGCGGCGCAGCCGCAGCAAGGGGTGGTGCAGGGATGAGCCTGCTCGATCGGGTCCTGCCGCGCGCCGACCTGGTGCGCGCCTATCAGCAGGTGTTCGCCGGCGGCGGTCTGTCGCGCGACGCCGTACTCGGCGACCTCGCGGTCTTCTGCGGCGAGCAGCAATCCTCGGTACGGGTCAGCGGCCAGAAGGCGGTCGACCCCTACGCAATGGCCGTGGCCGAAGGGCGGCGCGAGGTCTGGCTGCGGATCCGCGCCATGCTGGAGATGGAATCGTCGCAGGCCTGGGCGCTGGCACAACGCGAGCGCAGTGCGGCGGCTGCGGCAAGACAAGGAGCACGATGAATGAACGATGAGATCGCAAACGGCGGGCTTCAGGGCGGTGAGATCGCGGGCGGCGCCGGCGAAAGCGGCGCGATGGTAGGGGCGTCGTCGGCGGAGACGGGCGGTGCGGCCTGGTTCGCCGGCTTCGACGGCGATACCCAGAGCTGGCTCGAGAACAAGGGCTGGACCGCCGCGCAGGATGGGCTGGCGCAGATGGTGCGCGCGCACCGCAGCCTCGAGAGCATGATGGGCCGCGACAAGGTGGTCTGGCCAAAGGATGCGAATGACAAGGCCGGCTGGGCCGAGATCCACCGCCGCATGGGCGTGCCGGCGAACTGGGAGGACTACGGCCTGGTGCCGCTCGGCGCCGACGGCAAGCCGGACGAAGCCGCCGACCGCAGCTACGCCGACGGCATGGCGCAGGTCTTCCTGAAGCTCGGTGTCGGCCGCGAGACCGCAACGGCGCTGGCGGGCGAGCATGCCAAGCTGCAGGCGATGCTGACTGCCGCCGAGAGCGATGCCTTCCAGCGGACGTCGGCGCAGGATTTCGATACGCTGCGCCGCGAATGGGGCGGCGAGGCGGATGGCCGGCTCGCCGCGGCGCAACGCGCGTCGCGTGCCTTCGGCCTCGAGCCCGCGACTATGGGCAAGATCGAGCGCGCGATCGGCACCCGCGCGATGTTGACCTTGCTGGCCGAGATCGGCAGCGCGATCTCCGAGGACCGCGGCAGCGGCGCGGGCGGCTTCGGCGCCGGCGGCTGGCTCACGCCGGAAGCCGCCAATGCGCGCCTGGTCGAACTCCGCGGCGACCGCGAATGGACCCAGCGCTACTTCGCCGGCGACAAGAGCGCGATCGCCGAATACGACCGGCTGATCAGCGCGGTGGCGAACCGGGGGTAGCACTCCTCCGCCGTCTCGCCCGCGCAATCCAATTCGCAATGATGTAGATGGACGGCAGGACGAGCGGTGGCGCTACAATCAGTCCGTACCATGCCAGCGCATTGGGAGATCGCGGGTCGGAATTTATCAGGAAGGCCACGAAGGGTGGTTTCCCACAGCTCGGCAGATAGCAATCTGGAAGGAAATCCCACTGCGCATACCAGAGCAGTGACAGGACGCCATAGATGATCCATGGAAAGACCATGAATGCCCTGTCCACAAGGGCGAGCAACGCCTTCCAAATGGAGCGAATGATCATCGTGCGAGTTTGGAGTTCTTTCACGAGCCCTGTCCAGCGAGCACTCGTGGCGGATGCGGTTTCTGCTTCTCTGGGGGTCTGTTAACCTCACCCGATGTGCCGATCCGGCCGTCCTCGCCGCCCCGCAAGTCGATAAACTCAACGCCGCCGCGGACTGGCAGTTACTGTTCCGGCAGGATCGGCGTCTCGCCGAACGGGCGGTTGATGATGGCGAGCGCTTCCCGGGCGGTGAAGAGGCGATTGTAGTGTTGACCGACAGGTTCTGCGAGGATTCCCGCCTCGACCAGCTGATCGACGGCGCGACGCGCGGCAGCAGCCGTGACGGTGAGCAGTTTCGCGAGCCGGGCAACCGTCAGCACCGGATAGTGCGGGAGCACATCGATTGCGCGCAAGGCGGCCGAGCCGGCGCGAAATCTGCGGCGTGTGCGCCAGAGACCGGACAGCGTCTGCAGCGCCGAACGTGTGGCCAGCACCTCGTTCGCCGTGCCGCTGATGGCGCGGGCCATGAAGCCGATCGCCTCCGCCCAGTCGAGGCGTTGCTGTGCTTCCTTCAGCGCGGCGTTGTACGCGGATTTGTGCGCTTCCACATAGGGAGCCAGGTAGAGCGGCGTTCGGCCTTCCGCTGCCATCATCAACGGCAGCAGCAGCCGGCCGACGCGGCCATTGCCGTCGCGGAACGGATGCACGGCCTCGAAATGCGCGTGGCCGATCGCCATTCGCGCGATCAGGCTCTGGGTCATCGCCTGCATACCTTCGCAGCGCAGATAGGCGATGCTCTCGGCGAGTGCCGCGGCGACGGCAGCGGGAGGCGTCGGATTGTAGATGGAGTAGGCGATGTCGCGCCCGCCGCCGATCCAGACGACGGTGCTGCGCAAGGCGCCGGGCGTATCTCGATAAGCCGCATCGCCGCGCATGACGGCACGATGCAGGCTGGTGATCAGGTCTGTGGAGAAGAGAGCATGGCTCTCGGCTCTGGCGCGTGGCAGCAAGTCTTCAAGCGCCGTCGCGTAGTCGCGCACCTGGGCTGCCGCGTCCGACGCTGAGTCGTCCATCGTCTCTTCGAGGGCAAGCAACTCGTCGAGTGTGCTGTTCGTCCCTTCGATCGCCGAGCTCGACACGGCTTCGCGCCGGGTCAGGATACGGCTGATGAGATAGGGATCCCGAAGCTCCGCGGCGATCGCATCGACGCGCGCCATGGCGTCGAACGCGGCGGCATGCTCCTGGAGAATCTCCGGCGGCAGCGGGATGGAATCGTCCGGCGGGGGGAGCGGCAGCACGCCGTAATGCGCGTCATACGGCGGCGGCAAACGCTGCAGCCGCTTGCGGACGGCGGGTACCAGATCGTCGCGACGCATTCCGATAACCTCGCTTTCAGGACCTGAAAGCAGGATAGAAAGATACGATAAATATATAAAGTATCTTTCTGCGGAAGGGCGGGGCGTAGAAAGATACTTTTTCGATCTGCAGATTTCTTTTGCTATCCGACAAAAATCATACTATAGTGTATCTTGTTGGATCGCGGCGGCGGACAAGCCTCTCCTTATATAGAGGCCCCGCTTCTCGCCCGGCCTGACCGTCCAGCGGACGTTACCCGCGAGAGCGGCCCCGTGCCGTGCCCGACAAGCCGTCGCGCGTTTCGCGCGGCCCGGGCATCCAAGCGGACAAGCCATCGACCGTCAGTGCGCCCCACGTCGCGGGCGCGTTCACAGTTGAGGCTTCAAACATGTCCGCCAATCTCATCAATCTCCGCACGATTCAGTTTTCCGACAAGTTCGCGCTGCTCTCGCAGCAATTCGGCTCGCGCCTGCAGGGCCTGGTCGGCCAGGGCCAGTACCAGGGCAAGCAGGCCTCACCGGTCAACCAGGTGGCGCCGACCGCGGCGGTGCAGGTCACCGAACGCTTCACGCCGATCGACCGGCAGGATGCGACCTTCGACCGGCGCTGGGTGTTCCCTGTCCCCTACGAGCATGCGCAGCTCGTGGACAAGTTCGACGAGCTGCAGCTGCTCGGCGACCCGAAGCCCTCGCTGGTGATGAACGCCGCCAATGCGATGGGCCGTGCCAAGGACAGCGTTATCCTCAACGGCTTCTTCGCCACGGCGAAGACCGGCGAGCTCGCCGCCGGCTCCGTGCCCTTCGCCGCCACGCTGACCAGCGCCGGCGGGCAGAATGTCTCGGTGAGCCACGGCGCGTCGGCGGCGACCAACCTGACCGTCGCCAAGCTCCGCGAGGTCGTGAAGACCTTCCTGTCCAACAACGTCGATCTCGAACGCGAGCAGGTCACCGGCGCCTTGAATGCGAAGGCCCATGACTCGCTGCTGGGCGAGATCCAGGTCACCTCGATGGACTACCAGTCCAAGCCGGTGCTGGAGGAGGGGCGGATCCGCCGCTTCATGGGCATCAACTTCGTGCTGACCGAAGAAGTCACCAACGCCTGCCAGGGCACCGATGACCTCGCCGGCAGCAGCATCGGGATTCCCTTCTGGGTCAATTCCGGCATGCATCTCGGCGTCTGGATCGACCAGACCACCAACATCACCCAGCGCACCGATCTCAAGCTGCAGCCCTGGCAGATCTACATGGACATGATGATCGGCGCCACCCGCATCGAAGAGAAGAAGGTGGTTCGCGTCTGGTGCCGCTGATTGGTGCTTAGCCGCAATCCTCACTCCCGCAGCAGGTAAGCCCGGTGCCATTCCGGCGAAAGGACTCCTCCCATGGCCATCAATGCCTATAAGACCGTCTCCATCACCAATCTCGATGCAACGCCGATCCTGCGCGCCAATCCCTGGGTGCATGGCGGCAACTCCAAGCAGTTCGCCGGCACGGTCGAGGCCGTGACCGGCGATTCCATCGGCTCGACCTATCGCTTCTTCCGGGTCGGCTCCTGGATGCGCCCGGTCTCGCTGACCTTGTTCTGCGACGCGCTGACCGGCGGGGCCGCGGATCTCGGCCTCTACCGGGCGGCGGCCGACGGCGGCGCGGTGGTCGATGCCGACATCTTCGCCACCGCGCAGTCGGTCGCCACCGCCAACGCAACCGGCCTCCAGGTCCGCTTCGAAGCCGACGATATTGCCAATGTCGAGAAGCGGATCTGGGAACTGCTCGGCCTCACCGCCGACCCGAACCTGGAATACGACGTCGCCCTCACTCTCACCGCCGGCATCAGCGCTTCCGGCACGCTCGCCCTCCAGGGCGTGTTCTCGTGGTGATGCCATGGCGATCCAATACATCGGCATCAACCGCGGCCAGCAGAATGCGGACATCGCCGCCGGCACATCCACCACGGGCCGGCAGATCGAGCTCGCGGTGAACGACGCGGTCGGCATCACCCGCAAGGAGGTGCTCGACAGCCTCGACAAGCTCCGCGACTTCATCGTCAACACCCGCGCGACGCCGTTCGCTCAGTAGCGCGGAAACCTGCCCAGGGATTCGAAATGGCCTCACAGACCTCGATCTGCAACCGGGCGCTCGAATGCCTGGGCGATGCGCCGATCGTTTCGATCGACGATGATACCAAGCAGGCGAAGGCGCTGCGGCGTGTCTACGACATCAGTCGCCGCGCCTTCCTCTGCGACCACCCCTGGCACTTCGCCAAGAAGCGGGCCTCGCTGCCCGCTTCCGCGGCGACGCCGGCCTGGGGCTTCGCCCGCGGCTTCCCGGTGCCGGTGGATTTCCTGCGCCTGCTGGCCGTGCGCAATGGGCCGGACTTCAGCCTCGAGGCGGATGCCACCGGCTCGCAATGGATCCTGAGCGACGTCGCGGCACCGCTCGACATTCTCTACCTCTACGACGTGACCGATACCGGCCGCTTCCCGCCACATGCGGTCGAGGCTCTGGCGCGCTGGCTGGCCTATGACCTCGCAGAGGACCTGACCCAGTCCAACACCAAGAAGCAGGACGCAGCGCAGGCGCTGGCGGTAGCACTCACCCGCGCGAAGCGGATCAACGGCATGCAGAAGCAGCCGGAACCCTATCCGGCCTATTCCTTCCTGCAGGCCCGCGAGCAATCCACGCAGTTTCCGATCCTGACGACGAACAGCTGAGGCAGTGCGCGGGTTTCCCATGGTCAGAGCATCCCCCAACTTCAATGCCTTCGACGCCGGCGAGTTCGCGCCGATCACCGAAGGCCGCACCGATCTCTCGCGCTACGGATTCGCCTGCCGGATCCTGGAGAACTTCATCCCGCGCGTGGTCGGTCCTGCTTCGCGGCGGCCGGGCACGTCCTTCATCGCCTCGACGCGCTTCCCGGCGCGGGACTCGCTGCTGGTGCGGTTCGAGTATTCGACCGAGCAGGCCTATGTGCTGGAGTTCGGCCATCTCTATGTCCGCTTCTATCGCAATGACGGACCGCTGCTGGAGGCGAGCAAGCCGATCACCGGCGCGAGCCAGAGCAACCCAGTCACACTGACCATCGTCAACCATGGCTATGCCGATGGCGAGGATATCGAGGTCGCCGGCATCGCCGGCATGACGCAGCTCAATGGACGGCGCTTCCGCGTTGCCTATGTGAATGCCAACGTGGTCGAACTCAACGACCAGCATGGGAGCCCGGTCAACGGCAGCAGCTATGGCGCCTATACCGCCGGCGGCACGGCGGCGCGGGTCTACACGCTCTTGACCACCTACCAGGAAGACGATCTCAGCCAGCTCAAGTTTGCGCAGTCGGCCGACATTCTCTACATCGCCCATACCGAATACGTGCCGCGCAAGCTGCAGCGCTATGGCGCTACCAACTGGGTGCTGTCGCAGATCGACTTCCAGGACGGACCCTATCTGCCCGTCAACAACGCCCAGACGACGCTGACGCCTTCGGCCGCTTCCGGCGCCGGTATCACGATCTCCTCGGCGCAATCGGTCGCGATCACCGGCGCCGCCAACAACGGCGCCGGCGCTATCCGCATCACCTCGGCCAACCACGGCTGGAAGACTGGCGACAAGATCGACATCACCGGCGTCGTCGGCACCACCGAGGCCAACGCGACCTGGACGGTGTCGCGCGTCAACGCCAACACCTATGACCTCAACGGCTCGGTCTTCGCCAATGCCTATGTGAGCGGCGGCGCCGCGAAGCCGCATATCTTCGAGCCGACCGACCTCGGGCGCCTGGTTCGCATCCAGCATGCCAGCACCTGGGGCTACGCCAAGATCACCGCCTATACCTCCGCCGTCTCGGTGACGGCGGACGTCCTCAGCAATTTCGGCGGCACCACGGCTTCCTCCAGCTGGCGGCTCGGCCTGTACAGCCAGGGCGGCGGCTATCCCTCCTGCGTTACCTTCTATGAAGGGCGTCTGTTCTGGGGCGGCTGCCCGCTGACCCCGACCCGGGTCGATGGCTCCATGTCGTCCAACTACGAGACCTTCTCGCCGTCATCGACTGCCGCCGTGGTCGCCGACGACAACGCGGTCGCCTATCCGTTGGACTCCGGCGACGTCAACAACGTGCTCTGGATGAAGGACGACGAGAAAGGCCTTCTCGTCGGCACCAAAGGCGGCGAGTGGGTGGTGCGCGCCAACACCCTCAACGGCGCGCTGACGCCGACCAACGTGAAGGCGACCCGCGCCACCACCTATGGCTCCTACGAAGGCTCGCAGCCGGTCCGGACCGGCAAGGACGTGATCTTCGTGCAGCGGAAGCGCCGCAAGATCCGCAACCTCAGCTACACCTACGAGATCGACGGCTTCAACGCCGGCGATCTCAGCATCCTCTCCGGCCATATCGGGCGGCTGGAGTTCGGCCAACTCGCCTTCCAGTCGGAGCCGGAGGGCTGGGTCTGGATGACCCGCGGCGACGGCCAGCTGCCGGTCCTCACCTATGACCGCGACGAGCAGAAGATCGGCTGGTCGCGGCAGATCCTCGGCGGCTACCAGGACGCGGCGCGGCGCCGGCCGCCGATCGTCCGCTCGGTCTCAGCCATTCCCGATCCCAACGACGCCCGCGACGAGGTCTGGCTGATCGTGCAGCGCATGATCAACGGCCGGGTCGAACGCTATGTCGAGCTGTTCGCGCCGGAATGGGAGAACTCCGACGACCAGGAGCAGGCCTTCTATGTCGATTCCGGGCTGATCTTCGACGGCCGCCAGGCGCAGACCCTGCAACCCGGCGCCGGCGCCACGACCAAAGGTACCACCGGCGTTGTCTTCACCGCCGGCGGCGATGTGTTCAAGCCTTCCGATGTCGGCCGCGAAATCTCGATGCGCTGGTTCGACTATGCCGCTCTCGACCCCGAGGACCCGGCGGTGCAGGGCGCCTGGATCTCGGCCAAGGCGCGCATCACCGCCTTCGCCTCCGCGACGCAGGTGATGGCGACCGTCCTCGCCGCCTGGCCCAGCCTCGATCTCGTTCCGGCCAATGGCTGGCGGCTCTCGGCCAGCGCGCTCTCCAACCTCTGGCATCTCGAGGGCGAGACCATCACGGTGAATGCCGAGGGGGCCACCCATCCCGACGTCAAGGTGGTGAACGGCCGCGCGCCGCTGACGCGCGCCGTCGGCTATGCGGTCGCCGGCCTCAAATACCACTCGCGGCTCCAGACCATGCGGATCGAGGCGGGGGCAACGGACGGCGCGGCCCAGGGCAAGGTGAAGCGCATCAACGAGGTTACCTTCCGCGTGCTGCAGAGCCTCGGCGGCGAGGCCGGGCCGGACTTCACCAGCATGGTGCCGCTGAAGTACCGCACCACCACGATCCCGATGGGCGAGGCGCCGCCGATCGGCGACGACGACTGCCGCGTGCTTTGGGAGAAGGGCTACGAGACCAAGGGCCGCATCGCGCTCCGCCAATCGGCACCCTTCCCGATGACGGTGATCGCGGTCCTGCCGCAGGTCACGACTTACGACAAGGGGTGATGCTGGAATGACCGGAATGTCGATCGTGCCCTATGCGCCCTGGCATCTCCATGAGATCGCGCTGCAGCCGCATCAGGCGCATCTCGGCGTCGCCCTGCGCCAGCATGGCTGGGCCGAGCAGGTCGCCGACGCTGGGCCCTGCTGGACGGCTCTGGCCGGCGGGCGACCGATCGCCTGCGCCGGCTTCCAGGAATGCTGGGAAGGCCGCGCCATCGCCTGGGCTATCCTCGGCGAGACCGCGGGCCGCCACATGGCGGCGCTGACCCGCGCGGTCAAGCGCGCGCTCGAGCGCCATCCGGCGGCGCGCATCGAGGCGCAGGCACTGCTCGGCTTCAGCCCGGCGACGCGCTGGGCACGGCTGCTCGGCTTCGCGCCGGAATGCGTGTTGCGGCAGTTCCACCAGGGCCGCGATTACCAGGCCTTCGTCTTGTTGAAGAACAGGGAATAGGTCATGGCCTTTTTCACGCCGGCCGTTGCGGCGGCGGCCGCAACCGGAATCAGTGCAGCCGGGTCGATCATCTCCGGCGTCGGCCAGTATCAAGCCGCCAAGAACCAGGCCAAGGCGGACCGGCAGAACGCCCGCCTCGCGCTGGCGCAGGGCGAGAGCGAGGCCGGTCTGATCCGCGAACGCGCGCGCCGGATCTCGGGCCAGAACCGCGCCGCGATCGGCGCCAGCGGCGTCGACATTTCCGGCTCGTTCCTCGATGCGCTGGCGGACAGCGACATCAATGCCGAGCTCGACGCCCAGACCGCGCTCTGGAACCGCAAGGCCGAGGCCGGCAACTACCGCGCCCGCGCCGCGCAGTCGGGCAAGTCGGGCGCCGGGGCCCTGCTCGGCGGCGTCTTCGGCGCCGGCAGCGCGGCGCTGACCGGCTACGCCAACTGGAAATGAAGGGACCGCACTGATGGCAGTGGTCGAGATCTTCCAAGGCCGGGAAATACCCGAGGCGCGCGTGCTACCGCCCAGCGCCGAGAACACCTTCGCCGAGCAGTTCGGCAACGGCCTGCAGGAAGTCGGCCAAGCGGCCATTCGCGCGGCGAATGCGGCTCAGCGCGCGGACGACGCCGTGCGCGAGAAGAACAACGCTGCCTGGCTTGGCAAGACCAAACCGCAGGCGATGATCGACATCGACCGGCGGATCGACGACCTGGAAGCCAATGCCGCGGAAGGCGCACCCGGCCACGTCGCCGCGGTCGAGAAGATCTTCTCGGACTATCGGGAGATGCTTGGCAAGTCGGCGCCGGACGCCAGCACCGCCGCCGAGCTGGACTCCTTTATCCTGGCGCTGGAGGCCGAGCGCATCGGCGGCGCGCGCCGGTTCCAGAAGTCGTCGGAGATCGCGCAGCGCAGCCTCGACATCGAGCGCGGCGTCTCCAGCCTCGGCGGTGTCGTCGCGAGCAAAGGCGACCAGCTGCCCTGGGCGCGTTCCGAGCTGGACTCCATGATCGACTGGCAGGGGCTGCCCGCGGACAAGGCCGCCGAGTTGAAGCGGCAGTCGCAGATGAAGCTGACCGATGCCTATCTCGGCGGGTTCATGCTCGACCATCCGGACATGGTCGCCGCCGCATGCTGGCGACGCATTACGCGATCCAGGCGGAAGTGCTTGGCGCCGGGAGCAAGACCGCTTCGGCGCTCGATGCCTGGCGGCTGCCCCCGGGTACCGGCCAGGAGCAGATGCGTGCGCTGGAGCAGCGGCTGCTGGGAAGCGGCGGGTCGGAAGTCACGGAAGCGCTCGCAGGGCGGATCTCCGTCCTCGCGCTGGCGGGGGTCGATCCGAAAGTGATGAACCGGCTGATCCGCCGCGCGGCTTCCGCGAACTCGATGGATGCCGTGCGCCAGCTCACCGTCGATGGCCTGCTTTCGACGCCGCTCCCGCATGTCGCGAACACGGCGGGCGGATTCTTCGTCGCCATGCAGCAGATCGTGGAGCGCGGCATCGCCGGGAAGATCGCCCGCGCGACCGGCTCCGGCGGTGTCGCGGAAGGCGAGGCGACGGCGATGATGTACGGCCTGCTCTCCGGGCAATGGGATGCGCTCCGGCTCGCCAGCCGGACCATGATGGGCAAGGCGACCCAGCCGCCGGCCGGGCCGCTCGGCAAGCTGGAGGGGCCGCGCTTCGATCTCGATCAGGCCGGCGGGCCGGGCCGCGTGGTGGACTATCTCGGCAAGGTGTTCGGCGTCGGCCCGAAGCTGCTCGACGGGACCGATGCCTATTTCAAGTCGATCGGCTATCGCATGGAGCTCCACGCCCAGGCGTTCCGCCAGGCGCGCAGCGAAGGGCTGGAAGGTGCGGCACTCGGGCAGCGCGTCGCCGCGATCGTTGCCGATCCGCCGCCGAACATCCGGCTCGCGGCGGCGGATGCGGCGCTCTACAACACGTTCAGCAACCCGAACGGCGCCATCGGGCAGGCGCTGCTGAAGATGCGCAACAGCGGCGGCGTGCTCAACCCGCTGCCCTTCGTCCTGCCGTTCGTGCGGGCGCCGATCAACGTCGCGCGCTACAGCTTCGAGCGCACGCCGCTGGCGCCGCTGGTCGGGCAGTGGCGCGCCGATATCGCAGCCGGCGGCGCGCGGCGCGATCTTGCGCTCGCGCGCATGGCCGTCGGGTCCACGGCGCTCGCCGTCGCGGCCGATCTGGCGATGCAGGGCAAGGTCACGGGCGAGGGGCCGAGCGATCCCGCGACGCGCGCGCGGCTGATCGAGACCGGCTGGCAGCCCCATGCCGTCCAAATCGGCGGGGAATGGCATGCCTATAACCCGTCGGATCCGCTCGGGCAGACGCTCGCCTTCGCAGCGGCGCTGACGGAGGCGCTCGACAGCGGCGAAGTCGATCCCGATCACGTCGCGCAATGGGACGAGGTGACGGCCGGCGGCATCGCCGCCCTGGCGCAGTTCGCGAGCAGCAAGGCTTATCTCCAAGACCTCGCCGATTTCGCCCAGGCGATGGCGGAGCCGGAACGCTCCGGCGACGACCATGTGAACCGCTTCGCCAGTCCATTCCTCGCGCCCGGCGGCGACCAGCCGACGGCAACGCCGCTCGCCGCGATGCAGGCGCGGATTCCGGCGCTCACGGCGCAGCTCACGCCCCGTCGCGATCTTTGGGGCGAGTCCGAGGGCGCGGGCAGTGCGGTTGCGCCGGTCGACCTGGAACTGCAGCGCCTCGGCATCTATCCGCCGGCGATCGCCAAGAAGACCAGCTTCCAGAACGTGCCGGTGAACTTCCGCGACTGGCCGGAAGTCTATGACGAATACGTCCGTCTCGCCGGCAACGGGTTGAAGTCCGCGCTCTATGATGGGCTCGGGGCGAAGGACATGCTCGACCAAGTCGTCTCCGGCTCCAATCGCTGGTCCGGGATTTACGCGAAAGGCACGGACGGGCCGGAGGGGACCAAGGCGCGCTATATCCAGAGCATCGTCCGCCAGTACCGGACATCGGCGCAGAACGAAATCATGGGCGATCCGCGGTTTAAGGATTTCGCCGGCCATGTCCGCCGGCTCCAGGGCCAACAGGCGGTCAAGCAGCCAGCAGAAGCCGGAAATTAGTGCTGGATTTCTGCCGATAATATCACTATAGTATGAGCTTCTGGAAATGTAGTTCGCACCGCGCGCGCCGCACGCGGTTCATCCGCCACCCTGAGGTCCCCGCATGACCGTCTCCAGCACGATCAATCGAGAGCAGTATTCGACCAACGGTGTGACGACCGCCTTCACCATCCACTTTCCCTTCTTCAACGACAGCGATGTGAAGGCGATCTTCGTCGATGCCTTGGGCAATGCGACGTCGCTTGCGCTCAACGCCGATTTCTCGTTGACCGGCGGCGGCGGCGCGGGCGGATCGCTGGTGGCGACGCTGCCGCCGGCGGCCGGCGGTACCCTGACGCTCTATCGCGACATCCCCTTCACCCAGGAAGATGACTATGTCGAGGATGACCCGCTGCCCGCGGATACGCTGGAGGGCGGCTTCGATCGCGCGGTGATGCGCGACCAGCAACTCAAAGACGGGCAGGACCGTGCGCTCACCTTTCCGGTGACGATCGCGCCCGGTGTCTCCGCCGTACTGCCGAACCCTTTGGGCGGCAAGCTGCTGGGCTGGTCGGCCGACGGCCTCGCGCTGGAGAACAAGGACGTGGCGCTGCAGGGCGCCGTCACCAACGCCACCGAGACGCTGGCCGGCATCGCCAGGATCGCCAGCCAGGCCCTGGTCGATGGCGGCACCAACGACAGCGACTTCGTCACCGCAAAGAAGCTTGCCAACTCGACGCTCAGCGCCGCACTCGCCGCGAACACGGCGCTGCTGGCCCAGCTCCAGATTGCGACCCGCCTCGCGCAATTCACCCTCAGCCGTTGAAGGGAACCACTCCATGACGATTCTCAATCACAATCCGGTCTACGGCGCGACCCAGAAGACCGCCACGACGAAGGTCAGCAGCGCCACGGCGATCGCCAACACCGACCTCGACGATACGCCGACCGGCACGGCGCTGCTGCTGACGGCGCCGGCCGGCGGCTGTGCCGTCACGCGCCTCACCGGGCAGCTGGTCGAGCCCAACCTCGCCACCGCCTGCCAGCTCAACCTCTATCTCTCGAAGGACAGCGGCACCACGATGCGGCGCCTGAAGAGCGTCGCCCATGCCGCCTATACCTGGGCTGTCACCACGGCGCCGGCGACGGACGACTTCGGCTATACCGAGTCCGCGCCGCTGCGCCTGGAGGCGAGCGACCGGCTCTATGCGCAGGTCCGCGCCGGCACCGCGGTCACCGACGCCTTCGCCTTCACCGCCGAATATGCCGAGCTGGTGCCGGATGCCTAATCCGTCGCCCGCACGGCCGCCGCTGATCGCTCGGCCCTTTCCGGTCCGTGGTGCGAATGCGCGCTCGGGTCCGCCGCCCTTCATCGCAGCCGGGCGCGGCGCCGCGCAGGCGCCGAAGCCGATCGCCGACTACGCGCATATCCTCGGCCAGGGCAACCGCACCGGTCTCATCACCGTCAGCGGCAGCTTCACGCCGGACGGCGGCACCTTTGCCGGCATGGTCGACGGCGTCACCACGATCGCCGGCACGTCGATCGACATGCCGGGCGTCGGCAGCACGGCGATCGCCGATGGCGAGTACTTCCTGTTCGATTTCGGCGTCGCGGTGTTCATCGAGGAGATCACCATCGATTTCAAGACCGGCGCGAACATGGGCGCCTGGGGATGGTGGGCCGGACCCGATTCCAGCAACTGGACCCGCTTCGGTGGCAACACCTGGAACGTCGACACGCTGGTGACGCCGGTTTCCGGCTATCCCCATACCGGGCTGCGCTACGGGAAATGGATGAAGGAGGGCGCCGGGGCGATCTTCACCAACAACTGGGTGACCGAGTTCACCTTCAAGATCGCCTACGGCAATCCCGCCTGATCGGAGCAAGCCATGACGCCTGAGTTCTGGATCCAGCTTGCGACCCTCGTGCTCGGCGGCGCCGGCGCGCTGGGCACGGTCTACGGCGTGCTGAACAACCGCATCTCCAGCTCCGCCGCGAAGCTGCACGAGCGGATCGACCGCGCCGAGGCGGCGGATGCCGAGCTCCGGCGCGACTACGTGCGCCGCGACGACCTGCGCGAGGATATCCACCGTCTCGAGCGCGGCCAGGAGGTGATGACGGCAAAGGTGGACCAGATGATCAGTAACCTGGTCCCGGTTCTCGCCCGCCTCGCCGAGGCGGCGATCTCGATGAGCGGCAAACAGCCATGAAAGGACTACCCGGATGCTTCCGATCTTCCTCGCACAGCTGGCTTCGCTGGCTGCCAATCTCGCCTTTGCTTTCGCGGCCGTTCTTGGCTGGTGGGGCGCGCTGCGCTTCCTCGACGTGCTCGCCGGCGGCTGGTCGCATTTCAAGGGGCAGGGCGGGCCGCTCGCGCTCATTCTCACGGATCCGCGTGCTGCTGCTGAGTATTACGGTCGGCGCAACATCGGCGCCGCCCTGCTGGTCGGACTCGTTCTCGCCACAGTTCGATTCTGAGTTCCGCCGCGCCGTCGCGCGCTGGCTCCCGGGCGGTCCCGACTGGCGCTGGGCCAAGGCGCAGGGCGTCCAGGAAAGCGGCCTCGACCCCGCCGCCGTCTCAGCCGTCGGCGCCCGCGGCATCATGCAGGTGATGCCGGGCACCTGGGCGGAGATCAGCAAGGCGATGGGCTGGCGCGGCATCTCCCCGCATTCGGCGCCGCATAACATCTTCGGCGGTGTCTGGTACCAGGCGCGGATGGCGCGGATCTGGTCCGGCCGCAACCGCAGCCTGATGGAAGCCTATGACCTCGGCCTCGCCAGCTACAACGCCGGCGCCGGCACCATCCTCCAGGCCCAGGCGCGCTGCGCCGAGGCCAGGCTCTGGCCGGCGATCGCGCCATGCCTGGCGGCAGTGAGCGGCCCGGCGAATGCGCGCCAGACCACCGACTATGTGCGCCGCGTCGCGCGCTGGTACGGCATGATGGAGGCGGAGTGATGTTCGGGCTTTCCAGCATCCGGCTCTACGTATTCCTCGGCATGATCCTGGCGATCGTCCTGCTCGGGGCGACCACGGCCGTGCTCTGGTCGCGGCTCTCTGCCAAGCAGGCGGCGATCGTCAGCCTGACCCAGCAGCGCGATCTCGCCGCCGCCGATGCGAGCCGCTGGCAGCTTGCGGCGGAGCAACGTCAGGGCATGATCGAGCGCCAGGCACAAACCCTGCGCCGCCTGGAGAGCGACGGCCAGGCGGCGCGCGCCATCGCCGATGCTCATGCCGATCAGACGGCCAAACGGATCGCCGCGCTCGAATCGAAAATCTCCCAGCTGAAGGAGGCCGCCCATGCGAGGCCGGACGACGTTCGTTTGCTTGGTCCCATCGTGCGCGATGCTCTGTCAGGCTTGCACGACTGACGCCTACCGGCCGGCCCCGGTCCCACCCACGGTCGAAACCGTCACGGTCTATCGCGACCTCCCCGATGCGCTGCTCGCACCCTGCGCCAAGCCGGACTGGGATCCCGCGGCGATCGAGACCGATGTCGACCTGCTCGGCCTCACCGCACGCATGCAGGACGCGCTCGACCGCTGCGCCGATCAGGTCGAGGGCATCCGCACGGTCTACCGAAGGTCGCCCTGA